AGATAACCATTCGGGACTGTAAGGACTTAGCCCTCAAGATCTTCAAGGAAATGATTAGGAGAGGATTCACCTTCAATAAGCCCTCCACCTACAAGAAGTACGCAAGGGAACTCTTTGAGTGGTTAATCTCACAAGTGGGCAGGGAGAAGGTTCCCTTCAAGGAGAAGATGAGAGACGTACCAACTGAAATAGACCCGGAGAAGGTGACTCCTGAACAACTTGAGTTCATTGATGACCAGTTCGTCTCTACTCTTGATGATGAAGATCTTAGGAAGTTACATGATAGACTTCATTGGCTCTACAGGAAGCTGGGGAGGGTAACTGAACCTCTCGAGAACGCATACCTCTTCGTCTTCAAGGAGATGAGGAAGAGGAAGATTCCCCTTGATATCGAGGATGAACTTGACAGGAGGGCTCTACTTGAGGTGGTGGAGTATCCGATGCCAGAGTATGGTCTCCCCCAGATACTGGAAGATAAGATTACTCTTGAAGAGGCCCTTTCTTCTATGCCAGAAAGAATTACCTTAGAGGAGGACCCTGTCCAAGTATATCTTTGCGGTAGAATAGTTAACGAAGGGGAAATTCCTTCTTCACATGATATAGACATCCTCTTCAAGCAGAGGTACCCTGATCCGAGAATAGTACATTCTTTCATCAGGGAAATTAAGTCTAGGAATCCGGAGATAGCTAAACGTCTCCACTTCGTCTGGGATCCATATGGACCTCAAATAGGAATGAGTGTCCCTCTATATCGGTTATCCTTCCAGAAGTTACCAAGAAGAGAGATGGTGAGGAAGAGTCCTTTCGAGTATCTTTCTGAAAACAAACCAGTTCTCTTCAAGCCTGTAGTGGGTATGAAGCCCAAGTCAGGGTTCACTAAGTTTGAGTTCTGGAGAGTAGATGAACTATGGGAGAAGTGGGCTAGTAAGTACATAGACAAAGGTATAATTGTCCAAAAGAAATATGATGGAATGAGATTTCAGATTCACGTCAAAGGGAAGAAGATCAAAATCTTTACTGAGGACAGACAACGTGACAGAGCAGATGTCTTTGATAGGTCAGTAGCAGAACTCCTCGGGAACAAGAAGGCTGATTCCTTCATCATAGATGCTGAGATGGTAGAGTATTCATGTGGTAAGTTTGATGTAAAAGGAAAGGACTTGGAAGAAATATGTGAGCCTGTTCCCAGAGAGAACATGATCAAGTGGATAGGAGCCAAGGAAACACCTGAAAGAGAGTTGGACGATAAGTATGTAATCTTCCACGTACATGACTGTATCTTCCTAAACGGTGAACCTCTCCATAACAAAGGATACTTGGAGAGATGGGAGTCCATTAAGAAGATCTTTCCTGACGGGCTAACGCATTGGAAGAGAGTTGAAGGAGCTGTTGTGGACAACATGAAGGACTTCTACGAGGCTGTAAAGAAGTATAGGAGTCTTAGAGGTTCAGAAGGGGTAGTGGTGAAGGTAGCAGATTCACCATATATCGTTAAGTACTCCGGGGAAGCAAGAACGCCTCTCTTTGCAAAGCTCAAGAATCTTAAGGAAATAGACGTTATGGTCTGGGACGTAATTCCCAAGAGGACTAAGGAAGGAAAGGTCTTAGACCAGTACATATACGAAGCTGTCTTCAGGATTCCCTGTAAGGAGAAGGATAAGTACAGGGTAAAGGATCTGGTTAAGTGGAAAGGGAAGTGTTACCTTAAGATAGGGACTACTTACGCCACAGGAGAGAAGGCAAAAAGGGGTGACATAATAGTTGTAAGGCCAATTAGAATAGCTAAGTTTGAAACTAAAGATGGTCGTGTCTTTTTCACTTGGATGTTCCCTTACTTCGGGGGGAAACATCCTGTTAAGAAAGAACCAGATACTATTGATACAGTCGAGAAGTTAGTTGAACTAGGAACAGGTCCTAGTCCAGAAGAACTTGCTAAGATTAGGTTCACCCTGGAACCTTGTCCTTTCTGGTTAGATGAACGCATCTGTCCTCTTCTCCCTAGATTCTATGTCCCCAGAAGAATAAGGGAACAGGCACTGTCAGACGTGGTGGAGGTAGAATATCTAAGATTTCCAATAGTTTGTCCTCTCGCTTCAATCTATAGGTGTAAGTTCGTGAAATCTTATTATTATGGAGTTAAGACATTTAAGATAGGTAAAGAAGTAGACGAAGACACAGGGGAGGAACTAGAAGATGAAGATAACTGAAAGAATGGTTAACTGGTTAATGGTACAACGTCTAGCAAAACCCCCTAAGACAGGTGAGGGAGGGGAAGGAGGTTTCCTCCTAGGTCCATATATGGAGTATCCTCCAGAAGGGTGTAAACGAAGGTATGTAATACAACATCACTGGCGTGGAAAGAGTGTGCATTCAGACTGGAGAATGGAGTATAATGATCATCTCCTAGGTTGGTCAGTTCTAGACAATCCTCCTGATACTCCTTTTGTGGCTTCTCTCCAGAAAGCACGGGAGGTTTACAGGAAACTCAAGAAGAAGTTCCAGTTTAGAGCAGATAACAAGAATGTTGGTTTAAGAGCAGAGACAAAGGCTAGACAACCAAAGAGTTGGTTGATGGTAGAAGGGGTAGTGCCACCGGGAGGAGTAGGTGCTACTAAGAACTATCCAGGTGTCTTCCTTATTATTGACAAAGGAGTATTCTGGGCAGGAGCACAGAAGCCTTACTTCCATGAATACTTTGTTAAATCAGAGATGAAAGACTCTCCTTTCCCAAATGATAAATACACACGTATCATCCTTAGGGCTGTCAATGTCCAAGTAATAGACCCTGAGACTAAAGAACCGAGACCAGGGAAAGAGTTAATGTGGAGAGTAATGATACCTGGTGATCAGACTGCGTATGCCCTTAAGAGAGGTCTTAAGAAGAAGTGGTTACCACCAAGGATAAAGAAAGGGAAACCCCCCAAAGTTGATACTTTCCAGGAGAAGGAAAGGTGGGTCCTTGAACACTTCTATATCCCCATTCCCCCTGACCAAAGGAAAGGTGATCTTTGGAAGAAATGGATTGAGTTCGTTTTCACTGAGGCAGGGAAAGAGAAACTTAAGGAGAAAGGGAAAGAGAAGGAGTTTGTTCTCCACTTCAACTCCTGGATGGGACCCGTCCATGTCAGGGGTATCCCTAAGATGCAGTGGTACCTGAGATGGGAAGAAGGGAAAGGATGTAGGACATTCTTCTTTACACATGACCCGTCACGATTTGCCCCCTTAATGGCAGAGGATCAGGGGATAGCAGAGAGGAAGTGGCTTAAGTTTGAAGGGAAGATTCCACCCCTAACAAAGTATAACCCAACAAAGGATCTGGATGCCAGAATGGTCATTCAGGACTCGGGAAAGGTGACGGTTGAAGAGGAAGAATCTGAAGGAAGGAAGGTCTACAGACTTAACTTCTCGGGGAGGAGACTTAGAGGAAAGATGGTTCTCATTCAGGAAGATGAGGGAAGTCCTTACTTCACCTGGGATGTTCTGAACCATGTCTCCTTGAGGGAGTCAACCTTTGTTCTCCAACGTCACTACTGGGACGGGAAGGAACACTTCGACATTCGTTTCTCGGAAGGGTTTGAGTTCAATCTGGTTAAGAACCCACTAGAGGCGAAGGAGGGAGAGAAGATTGAAGGGAGAAAGAAGAAGTGTACCAATGTCGAAGCATGGATGGCTATTGAGAAGAGGGGAACACCTATGAAAGTGGGCCCCTTAACCACTTATGTTGATCCAATCGACAAGGGGAAGGTTAACATTATTGAGGATACCCCCTTCTTCATGTCCTTCATCTTCCAAGGGAAGAAACTAAAAGGGTACTATATCTTCAGGAGAGAAGAGGACTGCTCCTACTTCGCTAAGTCCTCTCTTCCTGAGACCCTAAAACTCTCAGGGGGTTCACCTTCCTCTGGTCCCTACAGTCCCCTGAAAGTTGTGGAGAAGAGGGATGTCATTAGGGTACTAATATTCGACCCCAGATACTTCACTAGAGCTGAGAGTAGAACCAAGACTAAGGAATACCTTCCTTCCCTCAAGATTCCTGAAGGGGTAGTTGTCCGTGTAGGGCTATTCCAACGGAAGGGGACTATCCCCGGAGCAAGAGTCATCTCAGTTGACTTCCCCAAGACTTGGAGTCCTGAAAGAGCAGTGAAGTGGGTGAAGGAGAATGGGCTGGATAAGTGGGAAGGAGTACAGATAAGGAAGAAGTTTTTTCGGAGAGGAACCTAGGCCTACACTCTCTAAGTGCCAAACTGGAAATCTTAAAGGGTTCTGTCGACAGAGTTAAATAGAACGTAGCCACTCAACACTCTTGAGATAGACATGAAGTTTGATGCCTCAACTGGTATTGATGAAGAACTATTTGCCTATGCTAGGGAACTCCTCTTGAAACGGAAGACATTGGAGACAGTAACTGAAACTCTGTCTCTTGCAAGTCCCTTCCTCGTTGAGAAGTTAGGAAAGGGACTTAAGATTACAGGAGTTGCTTTGGCAGAGGGGATTTGGAAGGATGTCCTTTACCCTGCAGAAGAAATAGAGAAGGCTGCTGAAAGACTGAAGGGGGTTCCCCTCCTCGTTGAGCATGGTACCTCCCCTGAGTTTGGAAATCGTAAGGTTGGGAAGGTGGTTAACTCCTATTATGACCCAACCTTGAAAGCTTTAATCTTCGAGGCTCTAGTGGAAGACCCAAAGGCTATTGAGATGGTAAAGAACAACTTCTTCCCTGCGGTTTCTTGTTCTCATAACTCAGACAAGTTCCCGTTGGACGAGAAACTATGGATAGGGTTCAACTATCTCTTCAACGAACTATCTCTAACAAAGGATCCAGCGTGTAAGAAGTGTTCCATCTTCCACTGGGAAGAACTCTCCAAGATCAAGAAACCCTTAAATAACGAGGAAGACTATGAAGACAAAGGTGAAGTGGATATGCCAGAAGAACTAGAGGAAGCTGGAGAGTTCGAGTTGGAGGAGGTAGAACTAGAGGAACTAGAAGCACCTAAACTCTACGTTGTCCTGGAAGTCCCCGAGGAGGAACTGAGTTCTCTGAAGAAGGAGAAAAAGGTAGTCTCCTACTACTATGGTTATAGATATCCATATCCCTACTACGGGAGGATGCCATACCCAGGGTACCCATATTATCCCTACTACCCTTACTACCCCTACAAGTACCCCTACGCTTATAAGTATCCCTCCAAAAAGAAGGAGAGGATGAGTGGGGAGAAAGGGGTATGGGCAGTAGTTGAACTTGGTGACCCAAGTGAAGTAGAGGACCTTAAGGATAAAGGAAAGATCGTCAAGATTTACTATGGGTACTACGGGTATCCCTACTACAAATACCCTTACTATAAGTACCCCTACCCTACACCAGAAAAGTCCTCAGAGGAAGACATTAAGGGGCCAAGGTCAGACGTTGAACGAGTGATGGCTCACTATGGTGTCTCAAGGGAAGCAGCTGAGAAACTACTTGCCTCAATCCCAAAGGAGGTTCTTCTCCCCCCAAGGGGTTCTGCTGAGAAAGACTCTGAGATGACGGAGGAGGAGAAGACTAAGAAGGCAACAGAGAGCCTTTCTATGTCTACTCCTTCAACACCAACACCTTTATATTCTCAGGATACAAGTAGCCAAGAGGTGAAAGGAATGAAGGAAGAAGAGAAAGAAGTTAGTAAGGAGGAACCCCCTAAGGTAGAGGAACCACAGAAGATGGAAGAGAAAGGAGAGAAAGAAGAGAAAAGTGGAGAGGGCGAGAAGGAACCTGAAGTGTCTCCTACATCAGGTAAGGGCGAGGAGGCTCCAGAGAACAAGGAAGCCCCTAAGGAACAGGATGTTCCAGAGAGGGGGGAAACCACTAAGATTTCTCTCACGCCAGAGGAGCTTGAGAGGATAATCTCTGTCTCCGTGGAGAAGATACTGGAGAAGACTATGGATAAATTAGTCCCTAGAACAAAGTCAGAGGAAGAGGAGACTGAGGGTGGGCAGAAACAGGAGACTCAGACGGGAAAGGAAGAGGAGAAGGAGCCTACTCCTGAGGAGAAGAGGAAGTACATTAAGGAGCACTGGCTAGAACTCTTCCATGAAGTCCTCAAGAGGAAGAAGTAAGAGGATGGATAACTCTTCCGATAAAGAGAAAGAACTGGAGAGACTGAAGAGTAGAGTAGTTGAACTTATGGCAGAGAAGAAGGCTCTAGAGAAGTACATCTCACTCCTTGAGAAGAGAGTCCTTACGGAGGTATCCCCTGATAAGCGGGGGTCTGAATATGAGGGGGAGGAAGCAGGAAGGGTCTCCGAGGAAGAACTGGTGAAGGAGCTTAAGAAGTATTCCCTCGGGGAACTTGTACGGTATGCCATAGAGAAGGATCTCCTTCCCAGAGGGAAAGCCTAAAGTCTATACTTATCTCTTTTTCATTCCCAGTGTGAATCTTAAAGATTTTTTCTATAAAGACTTAAATAGGGAGTAGGGGATTCTCTCTTCTGGCCTTTCAAGGGAAGGTTGAGAAAGAAATGAAAAGTTTAGAAGAACTGGCTACCACCACTACTGAAGTAACAGCAATGCTACCCAAGGTTATAATCGATGAGGTTGAGGAATCCGCTAGGACTAGACGTTTCGGTAGGAGTCTAGTTAGAATCAACGATGACCTAGTGAGGACTAAGGGAAGATCAATTGTCATAGGGAGGAGAGGAACCCTCACTGCCTCTGCTGTCTCCGAAGGAAGTAGCCCCACAGAGAGTACTTTAAGTTACACCTCCCATACTATAACACCCTCCAAGATAGGGACCTGTGCTAAGATTTCACAGGAAGCCATTGACGGTCTAGAACTTAACCTCATTAAAGAGGCAGTCACTGAAGCTGGAATAGCCTTAGCTGACAAGGAAGACGAGGATATAGTCCATGAACTAATTGGGTATGAAACTGATACTGCAGTTGCTTCCGGTGCCGAGACTATTTCGACTGGTGACAAAATCTTAGAGATAGTATCCGATCCAGCTGACGTTGTCTCAAGTGTAGACTACTATGACGGGAAGATTGTAACTAGTGGAGCTGGAACCATTACCTATGCTAAGACTACTCGTACCTATGTGAAAGAAGTTAGTACTGCAGGAAGTCTGGTGTATAAGGATATAGCTGCTGCTGCAGGAGACATCAGAGCTAGAAAATGGAAGGCTAACTTCCTCCTTGTCCACCCCAATCAATATGCAGACCTCCTAAATGACGATAGATTCATTGACACCTCAAGGTACGGTGCCAGGGAGCCCATTGTTAACGGTGAACTTGGTAAGATCGGTGGAATGAAGGTCCTGGTCTCTACTCAGATCCCAGACGGTGTCTCTCTTGTAGTGGACTCCACTCGTGCAGGGTGGTTAGCTATCAAGAGGAACATTGACCTTAAGAGGTGGGATAACCCACAGACTGACTCGGTGGAACTGTACTTCTACATGGAGTATGGTGTAGCAGTTACAGACGAGGACGCCATAGTAGTACTGGTCAACTCAGCCTCTGACGCAGTGGATCTCTAAGCCGGTTCTAATTCCAAGTTTAGACTTAGCCTCAGGCTCTGTGTAGCAGGAGGCTCACAAACCCTTTTATATTCGTCTTCTGAACCTATACTTCTGAGTGAGAGAGAATGGTCTATGCTACACCACAGGATGTCAGGGACATCATTGGTCTGGAAAGAGAAGATGCGGATGATGAAATCTTAGAGAAATTTATTGTTAGAGCACAGAATGTAGTCATTAAGTATATCCAGGTACGAGAGAAGGATGAGGTTATGAGTGGAAGTGTAAATGGAACGAATACTACTTTTTCAGTCTCCAACCCCTACATTGCAGATACGAACTTCGACGAGGAAATTACTACTGACGACTTCACTATCTATGGGTGGGGAAAGGCAGGTCACCCAGATACAAAGACAGAGTTAACATGTTCCACTTTCTACCCAGAGGATGGGATCTTTGTCCTCTCCTCTGCCCCCGACTCCAATACCTACAAACAGATAACCTGTGACTACTCCTGGTACGTGTCAAGAGTAGACTGGACTCTAGTTGAGATGGCTACTGCCTACTATGCTGCCTTCCTCTTCGTGGCAAGAGAGCTCTACTTAGTCCCTGAGAGCTGGGGTCTAGGGAACCTGAGAATTAGGAGGACAGAGCCTTGGAAACTCCTACGAGAAGACTTCTATAAGGTCATAGACCTCCTAGTAATGTACCCAATGGACAAGGTCTCCTACAGAAAGATGATGGTTGCACCGAGAAAGAGGTTCAAGTTCTTTGGTCCTGGGACAGTAGAACAGTATCTTGACAGGGTAACCTCAGAGAAGAATATCTACTAGGTGAAGGTTGAATGTTGAAGGGTATCCCGAGTTGGCAGTTGAAGAAGTTCTTTAAGAAGGGGGTTACCTTAACTAAGTACTCCTACTCAGATGGGGAAGATGCCTACGGCCAGAAGAGCAAGACTACAACGGGAACATACACTCTGGAGGCTGAGATTCAGGAAATAAGGTCTGAGGACTTAGCCTACATGAGGCCAGGTCTAGTTGAGTTGGGTGATGCATGGGGTTTCTTTCTCCCTTCCTACACCAAGAAGGGAAAGACGGTAACGGTTGAGATTGGGGATGAAGTGACATGGAACTCTAAGACCTGGAGAGTGGACTACATAGAAAACTACATCACGGAGAACAATGTCACTTACAAGAGGGCCCTCCTTAAGAGGGTGATCTGAGATGCCTAAAAGAAGGAAGACACTCACGTACTATCCCACTAGACCCACTAAGATTCGTTCCTTTGTAAAGGTAAGGATAATTGGGAGGGGGAAGAAGAGACTCAGTGATACAGAGGCTCTAGCATGGGCTGACTCCTACTCCTCCTGGGTTAAACATGACCTTCTCCCAGCAGTTAAGAGTTCAGCTCCTAAGTATACTGGAAGAGACCCTAGACCTAGAGTGATAATCAAGGAGCACTTCGGTACCATTAAGAGGAAGTGGCCTGGGAGGAACATATACGTGGAGGACTTTGGTATTCCAGGAGCAAAGAGAGTGGGTTCCCCTGCCTACAGGACTCTCCTAGCAGTAATGTCTCTCCATGAGGGATGGTCCTTCCCTTACGAGAGGAGACCCGTTAGGAAGAAGGTAATGACTTTCCCCTTGGAGAGAGGAGAGACCTTTAGGAACCCCCAGACTGCTGCAAGGGCTCCAGGTGCCACTAGGGGGCCAAAGACATGGGTGATAACGAGGAGGGCTGTACAGGCAAGACAGATTAGGAAGAACCCTTGGATATACATTACAGTTAGGAAGTTAATGCCTAGACTGAGGAGGTACTACGGGAGACTCCTGTCCCTTTACATGAAGGAGAAGAGGGTGATATACAGTGAGACTAGTAGAACTTAACTCTGCAATAGTGAACTACCTGAATAACAATCTCCATAACCCACATGGAACCGGAAGGTGGGTATACGTGGATTACCCAAGAGTGGATGCCACATTCCCAAGAGTCTCAGTTACCCAGATAAGTGGTAATCTCTTACCAATAGGAATAGGAGACATTGTTTATGAAGGGGCCTCTAACACCTTGGGGCTCCTCTTTACTGTCGAGTATGATATTGATATTTGGACTAAGCCAACCAATAGTGCTACCTTTAATGGCTCTGTGTACAAAGGAACGAAACTAAGAGATTACATTGCAGACGATGTCATTCAAACTCTCACGGAAGGGAAGGAGACTCTTAGAAGTACTTATGGAATTGTAGATGTTGAGATAGTAGGAATGACCACAGCACCCTTGGACGAAGAGAATATGATCCTTAGGAAGACAATAAGTATTAGAGTTACCTCAATTAGGGAGAAGGCATCCTGAGGTGGAGATAAGTGCCTGTGTATAAAGGGTGGAATGCTAAGATCTTCAAGGATGGAGTGCAGATAGGGAGTTGTTCAGAGGTGACCATAGATATTGACTCCTCCCTTAAGCCCTACTATCCCTCAAAATCTAGGATACCAGCTAAGATTCTGGAGGGAGGGGAGAAGATTTCAGCTAAGATAAAGAAACTCTGGATAGACACTGACTGGTTACAGTTAGTAAGCGGTTCCAATACCCTCACTGACTTCGACCTCTCCTGTACCATCTACTATGGTGGTTCCTCACAGTTCTCTGTCACCTTACATGACTGTAAGGTTAAACATATCCTACTAAGTGTCCCCTTAGGCTTCATAACCGAGGATGTAGAGGTAGTTGCCTCTTCTCTCTCCTTTTCTTAAAGCCTTAAATAGAAGACAGGGAAGTACTATACACTGGGTGAGTTGAAGATGGCAGTCTACAAAGGGTGGAATGTCAAGATCTACAAGGACGGTGTACAAATCGGATACTGTTCGTCAGCCTCAGTTGAGGTGTCGACGGGACTAGAGCCCTTCTTTGAGTTGGGGTCCAGATGGGCTACTGACCTTACTGAAGGAAATAATGAGATAACCGGTTCCTTCTCCAAGGCATGGGTCAATGTTGACTACCTTAATCTCCTGGTTAGCAGCACCACTCTTAATGAATTCGATCTCTGCTTTGAGACACAGTCTTCCGGGGGAGGAGTCATATACCTCTACGACTGCAAGTTCGAGAGGGGCTCAGTGGATATCCCTCAGGACGGTGTTCTAACAGAGGACTATGACTTCCAGGCTAGTTCCTTGTACTTCACAGTTAAGGCATAGATCTAGAGTTGAGAGCCCAAGAAGGGCTTCAATATCGAATACCCAAGAAGGGGGTGAGAAGGCGAATGGGAGAAGAATTAAGTGACCTGATAGAAGCAGCAGACTTACTAGGTTTCTCTAAGGGACAGAAGGAGGTACCAATTAAACTCCTCGGTAATAAGAAGGTAGTGATTAAGAAGGTGACTATAGGGGAACTCGCTGACATCATGAAGGTGGCAAAGGATAATGAGATAGAACAGTACATCCTCCTAGTCTTCAAAGGACTAGTTAAACCAAAGCTGAAGCTGAATGAAGTTAGGACCCTTAATCACGCCTTAATGTTGGAGTTAGCTCTACACATCTCTAAGTTCTCTGGACTAGACAGGGACTCCCTGGGGAGACTAGAAAATTTACTGGGAACAAGTTCCTAAATACTGCGTTCCTACTGATGTACTATCTACACTGGACACTAAGAGACATACAGACCTTAACTATTGAACAGTTTAACTGGATTGTAAGGGAACTTGAGAACCAGAAGGAAAGGGAGAGGAAAGCCCTTAGGAGGAAGTAAAGATGAGGAACATACTAGTTGAACTCCTAACCAACTTCGAGGTTAAAGGGATAGAGAAACTGGATAAACCAATTGAGAAATTAGGGTTTAGGCTCCGTCTCACAGGGAGAGACTTGATGAGACTGGGTGGAACTTTCAGACGTTGGGGTGAAATGCTTGACTCTGTCTTCAGGAGGGGCATAGGGGCCTCATGGGATCTCTCCCTTGCCTTCGAGGATATGGGTCTAGTATTCGAGGAAATCTCTGATATTTTTGGTGAGAGAGTAGCCTTCGTTTTCGAATTCTTCATTGGTGTCCTAGAGAGTATAGCTGATACACTGGAGAGAGTCCCCTTCCTAGCCACTGTAGGGGCATGGCTATTTATGGCTGCAGGATTACTAGGGATAGTCTTCAAGTTAGTAGGTGCCTTTCAGAGTTTTGCTGGAACTCTAACCCTCTGGATGGGAACTCTAATGACAGCCAGAAAGGCTAATGTAGACTTCAGGTCTAAACTCGTATACCTCACTAAAGCCCTCACTCAGGGGAAGGAAGAAGCTGACCTCACGACCAAGAAGGAGAGACTGGCTCTGGGACCGTTACAGAGGCAGTGGAATGTTATGCTTAAGAAGAGGAAGAAGGGGATAAAACTCTCTCAGGAGACGGTGAAGGCACAGGAGAAGACACAGAAAGCTACAAGAGCAGCTGCTTGGGGTCTAGCAGCAGTTTCAGGTGTCTTTATTGGTCTCCTCCTAACTGCTCAGCCCTTACAGGATCTCTTCATGACAATCTCAGAGGCTGTTGAGACAGCTATTGAGCCTTTCACACCCCTGCTTGATGTCCTAACAGATTGGATAGAGGAGAACCCTGAACTAGCAGCTGGACTCTTAGGAGTTGTCTCAGCAATAGCAGCAGCTCTGCCACTAATAATGGGAGCAGGTGGTCTAGCTTCTGCACTTGGTATTGGAGCTTCTGGTGCCCTATCTCTCATAGGAGCATTAGCAGGTCTGCCAGCGGCAATTATGGGTGGCTTCCTCTTCGGGTACTATGCTGCGAAGGCATGGAATGAGGACTGGATGGGGATTAGGACTACTGTCACAAATGGAATAGCCTTCATCGGTAAGACTATAACTGACTTCTTCTCCTGGTTTACCTCCTTCATACGGGATCCCTTGGGGACCATATGGGATACTATAGGGGGATTCCTAGAGTCTGTCCTTGGAGCCTTCGGGATTAAGAAGGAGGACATCAGTGCAGTATGGACTACCCTGTGGAACGGTCTACAGTCCTTCATACAGAATCCCATAGGCACTATAGTGAGTGCAGTATCGGGGTTCTTAGGGGAAATCTTAGGGCAATTTGGAGTAGATACAAGTTCCTTACAGTCAACATGGGAGACGTTATGGTCTGGACTCTCCGCCTTCATAAACGATCCGATAGGGACAATAAGTGGAGCTGTCACTGATCTCTTCAATGACATAAAGACAACGTTTACTGAAACCTACGAGGACACAGGGAATCTATGGGAATCCATTTGGGCTACCCTAAAGACTATCCCAGGACTAAACCTCATCTGTAGTGCAGTGGAGGGAATCTGGACTGAAATTAATAACATTATGGGTGGATGGCCCGCAAAGGCCCTAGAGTGGGGTTCCCAAATGATCTCAGAATTCATTGAAGGGATTAAGCGGGGTATAACCGGGATAGGAGATACTCTCAGTGGAATAGGGAACACTATAGCCTCATTTCTTGGATTCGGTTCAGTACCTAAGAAGGGACCTCTCTCAAAGGCAGACTTGTGGGGTCCCAACTTCGTCAAGGAGTTTGCTACCGGGATTCTTTCCTCGACTGATAATCTCTCTAGAGCTTTAACTGGACTTGGTAAGGAGATGAGTATCTCTGTTGTCGGTTACAGAGTCCCTCCTGCAGGGGTAGTACCAAGACTCCAGGAGGGAGGAGTGATTACAAGGGGTGGGCTAGCTCTTCTTCATCCTGGGGAGGTAGTTCTACCTGCTCCGGTAGTGGGAGGTAACACTTATCATAACACCTTCTTCATCAGTGCCACTATTCGTTCAGAGGCAGATATTAGAGCGTTAGCACAAGAGGTAAATAGGCTCCAGAGTACATGGCTGGGGAGGAGTGTGTAATGACTACTAGTCTAATTGAGTACCACTGGAACAATGTTAACTACTCTCTCTCCAACACCTTTACGTTCTCCCTAGATCCCTCCTTAATCCAGAAGAATGTGAAATGTGAGTGGAGGGTTAGACATAGAGGATTCAAGAACTACCTTAAGAAAGTGAGGTGGAGATACAGGAGAACAGAAGTCTACAAGATTGAGGGAGTAATAGAAACTGAACTGGAGAGACTGAAACTGGAAGCCTTGGCAAGTAGAAACTCTAAGTTGAAGTTGGTAACTGACATGAAGAGCACCCAGAATGAGGGGACTGACTTCGGGGCTAAATATCCTACTTCAGAGAGTGACGTGGAGGACGCTTACTTCATCATCACTGATGCTCAGTTCACTGCGCCCCCTGAGGGTAACTACTACCAGTACAGTATTACACTTGAAAGAGTGGATACGGAAGGGATCGAATAGTGGATTACCTCAAGGCTGAAGTAATTGTTAACGGTTCCACCTTCGGTTTAGATACAGTAGACTCCCTCCTAATAGAGAGAAATCTTAATGATATAGGGAGGTTTGTCTTCAGTCTCTCTGGAGACGATAACCCAGACATCAACGAGGGAGACGAAGTTCTCTTCAAGATAGGGTACCAGGGGGACACTCTCACACCTGTCTTTGTCGGGGAGGCTAGGAGAGTTAAGAGGAGGAGAGAAGAAGGAGAGAGAATCTTAGATGTGGAAGGAGTGGGATGGACTGGCATCTTCCAGTACAGAGTTAAGGATGAAAAGTATTCCTCAGTAAATGCTGAAACTATCATTCTAGACTTAGTTGATGATCTAGTGACAGAGGGGAAGATTACCGTCAACAACGTTGAGTCCTGTACCTTAGTCCTAAACTATACCTGCAATAATAAGACACTTCTTGAGGCCCTAGATGAAGTCTCAAGTGCAGTTGGGTACGACTTCTACGTTGATCCCTCTAAAGATCTGCACTGGTTCCCGGAGGGGAAGTACTCTACAGGGAAGACTCTGGATATCTACTCTGTAGATGATGTTAACTACTACGAGGATATGGATAATATAATCAATACCATAGATGTATATGGAGCTAGAACTATAACTCCCACTGACGAGGAGTGGACCGAGTCCATCCAGGACTGGAGTACATCCGGAACTCTTTATCTTGCATGTAGAGGTAGAGACCTCTCTCCTGTCTTCGGTAACTACTGTGTGGAGGGAAGGATTTACGGTACCTCTGTCTCCCTTGAGAGGAACTGTACCCTTGACCTTTCTGACTACGAGAAGATGAAGTTCTCAATAGGGATATGTCTCTCCGACTATGAAGTTACCCTTTCATCCGTGAAGGTCTTCCTCCAGACTGATGCTTCCAACTACTTCTCTAAGGAGATAACTTCCTCTCTACCCTCTTCACCCCAAGGATGGAGAATTCTCTCCCTGGATATTGGAGACGATGCAGGATGGACTTCTACTGGTTCCCCCTCATGGAAGGACATAAACAAGATTAAGTTCAGTGTAACTATTTCGTCTCCTCTTGAGTATTCGCTGTTTATAGATAACCTCTACTTCTCGGGAGCAAGACTCAAGGCAACAAGTACCGACTCAACCTCAATCTCCAACTATGGAGTGAGAACTGTTCCTCCTATAGTTGACGAGGATATTACTAGCACCACTGAACTCCAACAGATAGCAGATGCCATTATTGCCGAGTTCAAGGACCCCAGGATTATAGTTGAGAACTTAGAACTCTCTGAGGGAGACGAGACTCTAGGTCTAGGGGAGACTATTGTCCTAGATCTACCAGAGTGTAGTTGTACACGTAAGATTACCTCCCTGAAACATGAGATAGGCGAAGATGAGTTTAAGACAATTCTAATTCTTGAGAACAGACCATCTACCGTTAGTGATTTTCTGGAGGAATTAAAACGTAAGACTAAGAGATTGGAGATTCAAGCTGGACCTGAGACAGAGGAGTCACCTTCCAGTTCCATCACCTCACTTGACAATCCACTGGGTCCTCCTGCAGCACCTACAGGACTAACAGCGACTGCTAAGGAGGGAGCTATTGCCCTCTCCTGGAATGCTAATACTGAGGCAGACCTGGAGAGGTACATCATATATCGAGATACTTCTTCCCCTGCAGTTACCGAGTACACTCGGGTTGACACTAACAGTGCCGTTGACCGTTAT